CGGCGCCGCCGGTCTGGCTGTTCACCACGCTGAAAACAACGGGGTCACCAACCCGGAAACCGAGATACGGAGCGATGGTGATCTCGTCGCTCAGGGTATCTACATTGGTCTCGCCGAACGTGGCGACGGTTCCAGCGGGTTTGTAGTAGAGGGCGCCGGACGTGCCGGACAGTACGGTCGATGCCATTGGCTTACCAAAATGGACGGTGTGGGCGGGCACTGCCCGGCTTATTACAGGTTAGCGCCAGTCTTTACCTTTATTACGAAAGCACAGTTGCAATGTATGAGGTATCAATCCTGCCAACAAAGTGAGGAGTGTTTTCCGTCGCCGAGAATGACGGCCCGTTGATTTGGCCGACTTTGAAGTACACCCCCGTGTCGGTCTTGGGGGAATCGTTGAGTGTCTCCAGCACATTTACTGCTGTGGTTAGAAGTTGTTGGTTGCGGGCTGGACCACGCCCCTTTTCTGTAAATATGCGGATAACAATTGCACCCCGCGCATTATCAAGGCTAGACGTAAGCGTGGGTTCGTTGGTAATGCCGAAAGTAACATTGATGCGAACGTATTCAGTGGTTGAATTTGGCGGTGTTGCAGTGATGTTGTCAAAGTAGACAGGGATGGCTGGCGACAGACTACCGAATGCCGCAAGCATCGGTCCTTCTACTGCTGCTCGAATGGCTTGGTAGTTCATTAGCCGAATCCTCTACCTGCAACATTACCGCCGCGTGGGCCTTGGCGGAATCCGATGCGTACACCGTTTCCTAAGTCTTTTTGCATTGCACCGCCGCTTGTGTAGGTGACGTACCAGTCCAAAGGTGCGGTGCTGACTGCAAAGCCCGTACCAGAAGTAACCTGACCACGCTTGTCACCAAAGCGGGAGCCTACATTGGTTGGGTCTTTGACCGGATCCAAGATGTTTCCGTTGTCGTCATACTGCGTGCGGAAAACACCTTCTTCTAGATCAAGAGCCTGCGCTGCGTAACTAGCTCCGTTAACTATTTCGTAGTAAGTACCGGAGCGAAAACGGGCTTTAGGTACATTACGAAGATCGTATTTGTAAATGCTTCCTCCCGCTGAACGGGGTCCTCCGGGTTCTTGACCAGGCTCAACGGCGTACCAAGCAGATGAAAATTGACCTGAGTAACCGGGTCCCGCTTCTGCTAGCCCATTCATGATTTCTACGGAAGCCTGCCTTGCAGACTGCGTAACAATTTCTTTTACGTCATTTATAAGATCCTTGAAGTCGCGTGCCATTACTGGGGCCTCACAACTAGGGAGTGGTAGACGGGGTCGTCGCCGCGATAGGTTCTGATTGCAATGATCTTTGCCTCGCGGGTTGCTCCAGCCTCTGTGTACTGGATGCGGTCAGCCTCGGTTGGGTAGTAGGTGCCCAGTTCGGTTGTTCCAATCAGGATGCGGAGGTCGGTGGTTTGGTAGAGGCCTTCTGCTTCCTGCGGATCGACGCGAAGGATTACTCCCTTTACTGGGACTGGTGTGTCGCCGCCTGTTACCTCGCCGGTGGCTGGGTTATAGGTGCGAGGGGTGGTGGTTTTGATGTACGTGAGGTCTTGGCCCCACTGAGGCATCAGTGTTTTGGGGATAGGGGCAAATATGTTGTCGATTAGGCCCATATCAACCTCGGAATAGGCGGACTGCGTAATTTGTGGCACCACCGATGCAGTAGGCGCCCAAATAGGTCTCCAGCCACGGGTAAAGGTCGAAAATGTTGTTGATTAGGCCGGGGGTGGTGGAGCTGTCCTTGTACTTGACCTTCAGTTCGCCCAGTTCCACTTCGTCGTAGAGGCCGGTGGTGCCGCTTGTTCCAGTGATGGAGTCGGTGTCGTTGGCGAAGGCGCGGGCAAGTTCGTAGGTGGCGACCTTGACCTGCTGGGGGATCAGGGTGCAGACCAGCTTGATGCCGTCAACTTTGTAGTCTTCGCGCGGCCATTTCAGGGCTTGGGTTTCTGTGCAGCGGTCGCCGTAGAAACTCAGTGCGTCGATCCAGCGCGTGGCGGAGATGATGGCGCGGGTTTTTTGGTCGTCCGTCTTGTCGGTCCAGGTGGAGGAATCCGGGACTGTCTCGAAATACGTGTCTGCTTCGGCCAGCGTCACATAGCTGTTGGCCGACGCGCCCTGCAGAGTGGCATCAATAGTCGCGGCCACAGTTAATACGCTCTTTTTACAATCTTACCTCTGGCACGCCTTGGCGCCTTTGCTTCCACTAGCGAGGCGTGGTAAATCGTCGCTCCAGTCATCTCTATGTCGGCGCTGCGCTCTAGATGGTCGCCGTAAGGCATGTCCTCATGCCAACGGCGATTATTGTGTGACACGTAGAGACGAACCAGTTTCATGCCGACCCGTAAAAATGCCGATGCTGGCTCCAGCGTAAAGCCGGCGGTGGTCAAAGAAAATCCGGCTCTTCCCGGTGACAAAGTACGCAAACTTAAAGATGTTGCTCTTGAAGTGCGCAGGATGCGAGAGGAAGAGGGCCTTGATATTTCGCAAATTGGCGAAAAATTGAAGGTCAGTTATGACGTGTTGAATCAGCTGATTCTCCAGTCATATAAGAGCACCATGAATACTCCTGTGGTGTTTGAGGTGCAGGAGAAGATTCGGCTGGGGATCGAATACTGACATAAAAAAGGCCCCCGTTAGGGGGCCAGTCCGTTCGTCCGGGATCAAGCGTAAGCGCTGGGGTCGAAGGGAGTGTTGACCAGCAGGCGGGCAACGGGAACCATCTTCGTGGTGCTGAACACCAGGTTCCAGCTGTTCACGTCGGCCAGGTTGCCGGTGGTGGCAGCGTTGGTGGGGTTGTCGCCGGAGGCGGCCCACTTCGTGCCAGTCACGTGGTAACCATAGTGGTAGTCCACGGCCAGCACGTCCTGCATGGACAGGATGTTGCGGTCGGCGGCGAGGCGCAGATCCTGCTGGATGCCCTCGGAAACAACGCCCGAGCGGAACAGGTACACCGGGTACTTGACCACATCGCCGGTGGTGCCACCAGCCAGGAAGGTCAGCTGGTCGTCGATCACGACCCGCATGCCGGCGTAGAAGGGTACGTCGGTCGAGCGGACGCCGATGCCGCCTGCACCCCAGGTCACGGCGCCGGAGGCTGCCAGTGCAGAGGTGCTGAAGGTCAGCATCCCGGTCTGCTGCAGGTAGTAGGCAACGTTCGAGTGCATAGCGATGCTATCCATCTCGTCGCCGCGCTCACCCAGCACAGCCTTGGCGGCCACCACGTTGGGCACCGTCAGGTAGTTTGCCTCGGTCATCGAACCGGGCACACCAGCGAAGGACTTGTCAACTTGGTTGGGACCAAGGACACCGTTGCCGCTGATGCCGCCGAACAGACCCAGCAGGTGGTTGGACAGGGTGGCGGTCTTCAGCTTGTTGATCGCAGCGGTCAGCTGGTCACGAACATGGCTCAGGGGATCGGAGCCAGTGCCGAGCTTGCTGAGGTCGTCAGCTGCGTATGCGAAGCCGCGGTGCAGGATCGTCATGATCTGCTCGTCGGCGGTCACGTTCTGGGGAACGAGGTAACCGCCGCCGCTGCCCCAGGTGCTGTTGCTGAGGATTTGGGTCTCAGTCGGGGCAATGGGGTCGAAGAAAGGCACTCGCACGCGAGTACCGCCGGCGCGGGCGTCCAGGGCAGCATTGCGCTGAATGATGCCGCTCTGGATCCAGCGGGATTGCTCGAAAATTGCCTCCGAGGTGTACTGGAGGAATTCGGGGCGTGTAACCAGGTCGGAGAGGAAAGTACCCCCAGACCAGTTGCCATTAAAAGCGGACATTGTGTAGCTCCAGTGGAGTCGTTGTTAGCGGTCGCCCCACAGGGGCTTATTTTCCGGCCTCAGCTTTAAGGAGACGTGCGCGATCGGGATCGCTAGACAGCATCACCATTTGCTGGGTGATGTTCCAGCCCTCTTGTGACCAAGGGTTGGATTGACCGGGGAGGGCGGTGGCGCGGGCACTACCTGCGACACCCATGCCGGCGCGATTCGTAGCAGCAAAATGATGCTCGTAACCACTGCCGGGGTTTTTCAAGTTGGCGATATACTCGCCAACTGGAACTTCGACACCTCCAACGACAG